TCGCCGTCGCCATCGTAGGCGCGCTCACCTACGCCCTGGCCTCTAACCCCAAGCTCACGGAGATGGGGAGGATCGCGTTCTTCACCGGCCTATTGTGGACCGTGTACGCCGTGGGCAACGCAGATATCCACCTGCTGCCAGACGCCCAGCACGAGAGGCGCTGAGACGATTTCGTTTCCACCGAGATAAAAAGTCGCACCCCGCGAGAAACCAAGAGCGCAGCAGCCATCGGGCAGCAGCGTTCGAGCCTAAGCGCGTGCGCGTGGAAAGGCCGCCACCCCCTATAGGCGCGTGGGCGACGCGCTCCGGTAAAGACGCGCACCCGCGGGAGTCCCCTCCTACCCCCCGCGAGAAGCAAGCGCAGAAAGAACCGGAGCGCGCCCGCCGACCTATCATTGAGCGCAGCCGCATAGAGCGGGCTCCGCTGTAAGAAGCTAGCTAAGGGAAATACACCGATGGCGCAAGACGAAGCGCCGAAGAAAAAGCTGCGCCGAGGAGTCGGTAATAGGACACCGTACGCGAAGGACGTGCAGGCGAAGGCTGAGCGCAAGGAGCGCAGGCGACGAGTCTTCGAAATGAAGCTCGCCGGCGCGTCTTACCGTGAGGTCGGGCGAGCGCTCGGTATCAGCTTCAAGCAGGCGCAGCTCGACTTCCAGAGGGAGCTCGACGAGCCGCCGCCGGGAGCCGAGGAGTACCGGAGGGTGCAGACTAAGCGCCGGGAGCGCGAGGTCGTACGCCTCAACGACATGGGCGCCCCGCTAAGGAAGCGGCTGGAGGCGAACCCGAATGACTTAGAAGCGCAGAAGCTGCTCATCGACCTGAGCGCGGCGAAGGCGAAGCACATGGCGGCGATCGAGAGCATGAACGTGCGCAAGCTCCCCGAGCAGCACGAGCACTCGGGGCCTGGGGGTGCGCCCATCGCGGTCGCGAGCGCGCAGGCGTCGTGGGCGGACATCGTGAGGCTCATGGCGGAGAACGAGAAGAAGGCGGGCTCCTAGAGTGTTTCTCCTCGGGTTCGTAGAGAGTGGGGTGGGCAAGAAATTCCGGGACGAGGCATCGCGGGCGCGGCACTTCGACCCCCGGATAGGATTCATCACGGATGAGAGCACGGAGGCCGACGTCCTCGGTTACGTCCTCTTCGTCGCTCGTTACTGTCGCGGATGGGTGGCGGCGTGCCGATAGAGTTCGACCTCGAGGTCCTACACGTCGTAGATAGGATTCAGTGCGCGACTGTGATGGCGGGCGTAGAGGAGTGGAGGAGGATCGATGAATCTTGTAGACCCCAACCTGCACGACGGGTAGCGCAATTCTCAGACGTCTCTCTCGATGTCGCAGGCGCAGAAGCCGGGGTGTGCGGCACTCCCCCGACGTTAGCCGCGGAACCCGGGTTCCGCGGCGAGTGAGCGATGAGCGCAGCCCTCGATACGCTCGACGTGAACACGACGCTCGCGCGCGCGACAAAGAGCTTCCCCGCCTTCTGCTCGCTGCTGACGATTACGCCCCAGGAGGGGGGCGAGCAGATCCCGCTGCGCCTGACGTGGATACAGAAGGCGTACTGCGAGGCGCGGACGACAAGGGACATTATCCTCAAGGCGCGCAAGGTCTACATGACGACCCTGGAGCTCGCGCGCGACCTCTGGTGGTTTCTCTCCGTAAAGGGCGCACGCGTAGTCATCCTCTGCCAGGCGGAGGACGGGCACGGGATGCGCAACTTCATAGCCAGTGCGCTCGCCGACATGCTCGTGAGCCTGCGGCGCTGGGTGCGCGTCGACCTCGATACGGAGAACGCGACCTACCTGAGGTGGAAGGCGAACGACGCGACGCTCCAGATCATGGAGGCTGGCGCGGGCATGAAGAGCGCGCGCAAGCGCGGGCGCGGTCTAGCCATCAATAGGCTACACTGCACGGAGAGCGCGGCGTGGGACTACGCGGAGGAGACGATGACGGTCTTCCTCAACGCGATGCCCCAGGATGCCGGCGAAGTCGTCATCGAGAGCACGCCGCGCGGCGCTTCCGGCGACTACTACGATCGTTACCAGAAAGCGGTGCAGGGGCAGGGGCAGTACAAGGCCCACTTCTTCCCCTGGTACAAGCACACGGCGTACAGGACGCCTCTCGCGCTAGGCGAGAGGATTGTCCCGCAGACGAGTGCAGAGGAGAAGCTTGTTCGCGAGGGCGTGAGTCCCGAGGCGCTGAAGTGGCACCGCACGATGGTGGCCACGCAGAGCGCGCAGAAGATCGCCCAGGAGTACCCGAGCGATGCGATCTCCTGTTTCCTCGTCAGCGGCCGGTCGTTCTTCGATGCGGGGATCGTCCAGCAGATGCTGGACGGCGCGCACCCGCCCGTGCGCACGAATAGAAATCTTGGGGGAGACGGCTGGAGGCACCAGGAGGCGGGCGACGACCAGGTACCGCCCGTGCGAGTTTGGGAGCTTCCTGTTCCGGGCGAGGCCTACGTGATAGGCGCCGACCCATCGCTCGGTACGGGAGGGAGCGCGGGCGCCGCGATCGTTATTCACAGAGCGACGGGCAAGCACGTAGCGACCCTCTGGGGTCAGTTCCGCCCCTGGGTGATGGCCAAGCATCTGGCGGCCTTGGCGCGCGCGTACAACGGCGCGGAGATCGCAGTAGAGCGCAACGAGGGTGGTGGGGGAGGAACCTGCCTCCGCGCGCTCGACGTGGACGAGAAGTACGCGAATGTCGCACTCGATCGAGACGGGAAGCCAGGGCTGGTAACGAGCGCGAGTTCACGAGCGCAGATGCTCGATGTGCTCGAGGAGGCGGTCAGGCGTCGCGCGTTCAAGACGCATGACGTGCACTTGCTGGGCGAGATGCGGACCTTCGTCGTCAAGGTCACGGCGACGTCCGAGCGTCCGGAGCACGAGCATGGAGCACGTGACGACCTCGTGATGGCGACCGCCATCGCCTGGGAGTGTGCGTGCCGCCCCCGACCGCGGAGGAGCGCCGGTCTCGGCGTCGTACTCTGAGAGAGAGACTCATGACCGACCGTATCGACGTCTTAGGGGTCCCGATCGAGGAGATCGACTACGAGCCGCGATTGCCGAGTGAGTGCGCGCGGCAGCAGCGACGGTTCGCGGAGGATAGTCCGGCCGCACAGGCGCGCTTGCGCGCGATTCGTAGGGGGGCACAAGCGGGTATCGCAGCGTGGCAAAAACTGCTCGCCGAGCAGCAGGCGGAGACATCGACACGCGGGCTCGTGCATTTGTTGCCGAACCCGATACCCGTAGAGGATTAGGATGATCGACCCGGCACCGCATAACGCAACGCGCTCGCAACGCGCGCTACTCGATCGCGCGCAGGCCCAGCACACCGTAGTCGTTGTCGTGTGCGAATGCAGTGCGCGGATTTTCTCCTGCGGGCTCCGCAGTGCGCAGGCGCAGAACGAGACGACCAACGCACTCATCCGCCAAGCGATTCGCAAGCACTCGGAGGAGTGCGACAAGGCGCGCGAGGTCGGGGCCGTGCAGATCCGTTTGGAGTTAGCGGGCGGTCGCGCCTGATCCTGTTGCGGCCCGCAGGGCCCGTATTCTCCTATGTCAGGTCCCGATAAGATATTCGCAGCTCCGTCCGCTGAAATGCGCACGCTCTCCCCGCTCGCGTACGGGAGGATGAAGCAGCGTAACGACCACTACGACGGGGGGCGAATGCAGGAGTTGCACGACCTCTCGAAGGGGGGGTACGCGCTGCAACGCAAGGCGAGAGGCTATCTGCGGCTGGTCACAAGCGAGCACCAATCGCGGTTCGAGGAGCGGTGCGCGACGACCGCGTACATCAATTATTTCGGGCAGATTGTCAGCCAGTTCTGCTCCGACCTCTTCGCGCAGCCGCTCTCGATCATGGCGCCGCCTGACGCGGATGACCCGCAAACGCCTGGCGAGATGCCCGACTCCTTTTATAAGGAGTTCGAGCGTGACGCGGACTGCAAGGGAACACTGTTCGTCGACCTGATGTCGAAGGCGATGGCGACGGCGCTCGTTCAGCGCACGGCGTTTATCTGTGTCGACGCGAAGGCGCCCGACGCGGCCACTCCGCCCGCATCACGCGCCGAGGAGGAGGCTAGCGGAGCGCTCCGGTTCTACGCGTACGAGGAGAGCCCTCGAAGCGTCATCGACTGGAAGGAAGACGACGCGGGCGCCTACGAGTGGCTGACGCTCAACCGCGTTGAGCAAGATCGCCCTACGCCCTACGATCTGCGCGATGAGGTCACCGAGACCTTCGTTATTTGGACGATGGAGGCGCGCGGCCCCATCGAGCCCGTCCGCAGTCCAAGCGACATCATACAAGGAATGCTCGCGCAACTTGAGTCGGGAGAGGGTGAGTCGAAGAGGGAGCCGCGTCTCGTAGCGCAGCGTCGTGTCGCGTGCTGGCGCAAGTACGAGATCCGTTACAACCCCGATAAGCCGCCGACCGAGAAAGACCTGGTCGTGGAGGTCGCAAGCGGGCAAACGAGTTTCACGCGCATTCCCGTCATCCGCATGGAGTTACCGGAGGGGCTCTGGGTGGGAGACCTTATCGGGCAGGCGGGCAAAGAACACTGGCAGCGTCGGAGCTGCCGCAATGCGGGCGTAGCACGGTCGATGGCGGCCATTCCCGTCATCGCACGCGGTTCGGAGATCGGGCAGCGCGGAGGGCCTTACCCGAGCGAGACGCAGCAAGATCCGGATAGGGGCGCCGACCCCATGGGACGCTTTCAGAAGGTGGGCTACGTCGAGACGGGCGCCGAGGATAAGGTCTACTACGCCGAGCCCGAGGGTCGGTGCTATGAGATCGAGGACAAGAGCATCGACGAGCTTAAGGACGAGATCTTCCGCGTGGTCCACATGATGGCCGCGAGCGTGAAGAATTCGGCGAGTTCGATGGGCCGTTCGGGCGCGTCCAAGCAGCAGGACGGCAAGGCAACGTCGCTCGTTCTTCGCGCGCTCGGAGGCCACGTTCGCAAGCTCGCGCTCGAGGTCTACGACACGATCGGCAAGGCGCGCGGTGATGAGGTTCTGTGGGTTGCCAACGGGTTGGACAACTACGACTTGGTCGACCGCGAGCAGGTGCTCGCTGAGAGTATTCAGCTCGACCTCGTCGACATACCGAGTGAGACGTTCGCAAAGACGCACGCGCAGCAGGTGGCCGAGAAGCTCCTGACGGGGCTCTCGCCCGAGACGCTCGATCAGATCCGCAAAGAGATCGAGGAGGGGACGACAAGGAAGTTCGCGCAGCGTGACCTCGAGAACGACGCGCGCCAAGGCCGCCACAGAAGCAGAGATCGAGGGGGCGGGGGCGCCCGAGCAGCGGAACCCGGGTTCCGCGGCTGAACGAAGTACGATTCGGAAACGTGATCGATGCGTCGCGATGGCAAGCCCCGAACACAAGCGGAGAAGGTTGCCGTTGGAACGATGCTCAGAATGAGCGATCAGACCGAGAAGCGCCTGCAAGCTCCTGCCCGCGCGGCCTCTGCGGAGGTCGCAAAGAAGAGAGAAGACAGGGCGGTGCTTCTCGGCGCGCTCGTTCTTCTCGGCAGGAGGCTGGGCGACCAACTGACGGATGCGATCGCGCGCGGCAGGGCAGAGGCCCGCAACGCGGCGCGCAGGCGCCTGCGGGAGGAGCTTTCTGGCGTGGGTGTGGTCTATACCATGTCGACGCCGGCGATCGCTCAGGCGGGCGCCAAGGCGGCCGACGTCGACGTACAGGAAGCGCGTATCGCAGCCGACTCGCTCGTTGCGCAGTGGCGCGCGCTTGAGCTTGCTGCGGCGCGCGAGGGCGAGTCGGAGCGGTTTTATCGCTCGATGGGTGCCCGCATAGCGCGCACGGCGCAGACAGAGACCGCCAGGGCATACAACGAGGAGCACCGGACTGTAGTACGGGAGATGTCCCGGGTGGACCCTGAGTTGGGACAGAGGGTTCAGCGGGAATGGAGTGCGATGATCGACGCGTGCTCTCACTGCTGGGGGCACGACGGCGAGCGTGTGGGTCTCGACGAGAACTTCGATGGTGGTGACGAGCCGGGCAGCATGCACCCGCGTTGCCAGTGCCTCGAGTACCTCGTGGCGAGCGCCTGAAGGGAATCTAGGGATGAGTCGAGCGTGCTTTATCTTCAACGAGACCTCGCCACCGGTGGCGGGTACTGCCGCGTCGAGCCAGCCCGTGCAGAACCAAGCGCTCGGTTACCTACCGAATGGCGTGGCGGGGCCGATGGCGGACTACGACGCGGTCGATGTCGTCGCCGACCTCGTGGGGGCTACGGGCGGGACACTCGACGTGTACGTTCAGCTCTCGCCCGATGACGGTAACAACTGGTACGATGTCATCCACTTCCCGCAAGTTCTCGCGGGTGCGGCTGCCGCGAGCTACCAGGCACCATTATCGAACGCGACGGCGACAACGACGCCCATAAAAGTGGGGCGCAACCTTGCACCCGCGCTGGCTGCGGGGACGGTCGTCAACGGCGCGTTCTCCGATCGGCTGCGGCTCGTCATGGTAGCGGGCACGGGCACGTCGGCGGGTGCTAGCGTGACAGTGCGCGTGCAGCCGCAGAGAAGTGGTGGGACGCATAGCCCTGGAGGGTGAGCAAGCCATGACGACGATCAGCGTCTACTACGTAATCGAGCATCGCGTTGCGCCAGCGTGGTTTACGCGCTCGCCCGCGGAGATCGCCGAGGAGCGTATGCTCCGCGAGCAGGGGTTTGACGTACCGCCGCAAGCGTTCGGTGAACCCGTCGAGGTAGCCAAGTTTTTCAAGCGTTCGGATGCGCGTGCGCACATAGCGATGCGCGCATCGAAGAGCACCTCGCAATTCGAGGTCGTCGAACGGACAGAGAGTATTAGGGAGCAGCACATCGCTCACCAGATTGGTCCGATCGGGTAGCGCAGATGTTGACCTCGAATCCGGGAAACTACCCCGTGAGCGTCGGTTCGACGGCGTACGACTCCGAGAACGTGAGTCTGGCAGGAGACTACGTCCCGTCCGTGACAGCGCGAGGCTTCTACGTGGGGACCTCTGGGAACGTGGCGCTCATCACGGCGGGCGGTAACACGACGACGTACTACAATGTGCCGGCGGGGCAGGTTATCTGCCAGGCGTTCACCCAGATACTGGCGGCGGGCACGACAGCGTCGCAGATCGTTGCGATGGTCTGACGGGATGAACACCCTCTTCGGACTCGGTCGGCAGAACATCGGCAACAAGCTCATCAACTTCGCCGGTGCTTCTCCAGACACATTCAAAGCGACACTGCTCACGATGTCGACGCAGGCGGGGAAGATTTTCCTTGTCACCAGCGCGAGCAACGCGTCGCCCATCGTCCTCGGCGTGTCTTCGACAACCGGGATCGCACCTGGCGATATCGTCGTCGTTGGCGGCGTGGGGGGAAACCTCGCGGCGAACGGAACGTGGCAAGTCGGGACAGTCGTCGCGAATACGAGCATCTCGCTCCTCACGCGCCTGGACGGCAATAATTCTACGGGGTCAGCTGCGTACACGAGTGGCGGCTGGATCATCGACCTCTCGAGCGGCGCGGTCCTCACCGACGTGAGCGCAAACTCGAGCGGTACGGATGCAACGCTCTCGGGCGTAACGAATACGCTCGGGGTCATCAACGCGGGTTCGTCCACGTGGACGAACCCGCCGGCCACGAAGGTGTGGGGCGTTGCCATCTACGACAACACGGCGAGCAACGATCTCATCGCCTGGTACGACGGCAACTACCAGGTCTACGTAATTACGACCGCAGCTCCCGGGGCGACGAGCTTGGCCGTCGCGCGTTTGGGAGCAACGATCCCGAGCGGCGCGGTCCTCAACTTCTCGGACGGTACGACGGCGACGACGAATGCGCAGGCGGCGGTGGGAGCGACGAGTTTGAGCGTGAACTCTACGGCAGCGACGATTCACGCGCAGGCGACCGCCGATGTCGCGACGCTCTCTAGCGGCCTGCCCGTAACGCCCACGGGGAACAACAACTTCACGTTCGTGCCCGACACGGGAGCGAACAAGCTCTTCGTGATCTAGACGCAACGTGATCCTCCTAAGCACGACGACATCGACGCTCTCAGTCGTCACGTCGGGTACCCAGGCGATCAGCGTCCACGCATCGTGGGTCGATGCGAGCGGTACGACGATTACGCCGGGGGACCTCAACACCGAGATTAGTTCGGCGACGACGACGCAGATCGTCGGTAGCCCGGCGGCGAGCACGCAGCGAAACGTAAAGAACACCGTCATCTACAACAACGACGCGACGAACGCGGATACCATTACAGTCCGTCACTATGACGGGACGAATACTTCCACACTCTTCTCGCTCGCCCTTCTCGCCGGGTACGCTCTCGTCTACGAAGATGGCCCCGGTTGGTACGTACTGAGCAATGTTGGCGCTCGTCTCGGCGTAGGTCCTACGGGCGCGGTCGGCCCTACGGGGGCGACAGGGCCGACGGGAGCGACTGGAGCCACGGGTCCGACGGGAGCGACGGGGCCGGTAGCATCGATTGACGCGGGGAATGCGACGACCGTCGCGGGCACGACGTCCGTACCGATCGTCAACGTCACGGTCGACAACTCGACGATCGCTGTGAGTGGGTCGTCAGCGCTCGAGGTCAAGACTGCGGGGGTAACGAACGCAAATCTCGCGAATGTCACCGGGCCGGCGTTCAAGGGCCAGGTCACGGGCACGGCGGCGCCCATCGACATGTCGCCCACGCAGGCGACGGCGATCCTCAATCTCGCGACGACGGCGCTCCAGGGCCTGATGTCCACGACGGACAAGGCGAGGATGGCGCAGGTCTACGACGCGATCGCCGACCTCGGCTTCCACGGCGACCTGAAGACGACCAACGGAACGACGTCCGTTTCGGGCACGACGGTCACGGACACCACAAACCCGTTTCTTTCCACGGACACGGGCAAGACGATGGTTATCCCGCGGGCCGGTGCGGGGAGCGGCGTCAATGCAGCAGCGCTCAAGACGACGATTACGTACGTTAGCGCCAACCAAGTCACGCTCGCTGTTGCGGCGACGAATGCCGTCTCCAGCATCTCCGTCAACTACTACACGGACGACACGACGGCGTGCAACGCGCTCGTCTCCCTCGTCAACAACGCGACCTTCCCCGGCGTGAAGGTGATGTTCGGGCAGAGCCCGACGAATTCGTACGCGATCAGCGTGCCGCTCGCGTTCACGGCGAACGTCGTGCTTGAGGGGATTGACGGCAGCTATACGGCGGATGTCGGGCAGTATTCGCGACTGGGCGGAACGAGGCTCGCGTGGGTGGGCACGACCTCGGATGGCGGCACGTCGTTCACGCCGATGATCGGCATCTCCGCCACGGGCATCAACGCCATCAAGCGACCCGTCCTGCGCAACCTCTTTCTCGACGGGCGCAACAACGACCAGAACCAGGCGCTCTACTGCCTGAAGCTCGATAGCGCCGCGGGCTTCAAGCTCGAGAACCTGTTCGTGATGGACGCGCTCGGGTTCGGCCTGTGGTGTGACGTCTCCTCCACTCCGACGGAAGCCGCGGACACCACGCGGTTCTCCATCAGCGACTACTGCGCTCGACAGCTCGACAATACGCCGAGCGCAGTTACCACACCGTTTACGACAACGAGCACGGCGACACTTTCGACTACAGGTCAGACGATCGCTCTCGGCTCTAGCCCCGCGATCCCGACGAGCGGTTACCTCTTCGTGCAGACGACGACGGGGCACGTCGTGATCATGAATTACACGGGTGGTGGGGGCACGGCATCGCTTACGGGGTGCACGGTCTCCACCGAGGATTCCGCACGTTCGCCCACGCTCTTCAGCGGCGCGCTGATGGCGCAGTGCACGCCCGGTAGCGCGGGCGCAATGCTCCTCGATGGGAGCGCGTCGCACAATACGTGCTGCGGTGTCATCCAGATGGTGCAGTGCTCGTACGGCACGACGTGGGGGCCCGCCGCGTGCGAGATGGGCAACTCGGACACGCTCACGTTTTTGAAATGGGAGGGTAACGGGGGGAGCAGTACGATCACGGGGGGCCGCGCGCAGAGGCCGGGCATCCGCGTGAATGGCTCGGCGCAGACCGCAGGACAGGCGTCGCGTAACATTCGGCTCATCGACGTCGACCCCGGAGGTTCGCCCAGCGGTCCCCTCGGCGGCGTCGAGCTTCTCGGGCTCACGAACGCAAGCGCGGCGCTCACGGGCGCGGCCGGCCCCGTCTATCTGTTCCAGGAGATGGGTAACGGCGCACCCGTTCCTCGCGTAGAGACCGGGTGCATCCTCTACTGGGACGGCAACGGGATGATCCCCGTTGGCGCGGGGGGAGCCACGCCGAGCACCGCGCCACAATCGATTGCGGCGACGACGGCGATTGTCGTGGGTTCTGCCGTGCGGCTGCCCCCGCAGGGCATGCAGGTCGGCTTCACGCTCCAGTGGCGAGTGCCCATGTCGAAGGGTGCTGCGGGTACGACTGCGCACGCACCCGTCGCCGTCAAGATAGGCACGACGGGGACGACGAGCGACACGACGATCGCGACCGCAGCGTCCGTGACCCCAACGGGAGTGGCCGATCAGGGGGAACTCGTAGTCACCTGGACGTGCACCGCGGTTGGTGCAAGCGCTACAGGCGTCGGCTATTGGTGGTGGGTCGGTCGCGAGCTCACAACGACGGGATTTGCGAACGCAGTCATTCCCCCAACGGCGATGACGGAGACGACCTTCAACTCAACGACGGCCAATCTCATCATGTCGCTAGCCCTAACCTCAGGCACGGCCGAGACGTATACGATCCAGGCTCCCATCGCGCCCCAGATACTCAAGTCGGCGAACCCGTAGCAAGTGGCGCGACTCGGCGAGTTCGACGTCACCCTATCCCCGCAGGGATGGTTCGACGTCACTTACGCCAATCCCGAAAACGGGTTCTTCGACAAGGATGCGGTCGGGACATCCACCCTGTACTTTATGCCCGCGGGTATCGCAGGCAGCGAGCAGATTGGGGCGTGCTCGTTCGGTATACTGACTTCGCCCGTGGGCGGTGAGACGCCAGAGAAATTCGTAGGCAGTATTACGACGTCGGCAGTTCTATCTGGCGTGAATACAGGAGATGCTTCAGCCGGAAGCCTAGGCTGGCGACTTTCTCCCATCGGAATTTCTACGCCGGAGGCATTCGTTAGTGGCGTTGCGAGCGACGCGTCGCCTTCCGGCGTTACGATGCTCGACACTGGGTCGGGTTCGATCAGCACGTACTTCTATCCCGTCGGAATCGGCGTGCCCGAAGCGTTCGTCGAGACTTTCGCAGCACTCGTCCAACTAGCCGGCATTCATGCACAAGAGTCCGGGATGGTTGCCGTCCAATTCTCGGCCGGACCTTCTGGTATCGGCGCCGTAGAACAGGCGGGGCCTTTTACGGCGATGGGGTTCGCGTATCTCGCGGGCGTTGACAACGAGCAGTCCTGGGGCGGCCAATTGACCTTGGTGATGCCCGTGTCGAGCGCCGGCAAGACGCAGCGACTCTGGATCGGTTTGCGATTTGGGTTTTGATAGTGCGAGGCAGCCGCGGAACCCGGGTTCCGCGGCCGAACGAAGCCCGATTCGTTCGGGGATCGTGACTGAGAAAGAGCGAGAGATGAATCAAGACACAATCCGCGCCTACGACGATTTGCCTGATGATGACCAGAAGGTCGTCGGCGAGTACCTCCAGGCACTCGCGCAGGCGAAGGTCGCAGAGGACACGCTTGCCCGCGCGCAGGGTGGGCTCGAGAACGCGAAGTCTCTCGCAGAGAGTGCGCAGACGCGCCTCCGGGAGGCGTCAG